AGTACGTAGTTAACCGAGATCCAGGAACTGTAATAGGTCGTAGCATTGCTCAAGGTATTGACAACCTACAGCAAGCTTATGGTTCAAGCCTTGAGGGCATAGGCAATATTCTTGATGCTGAGTCCCTCCAACAACTGGGTGGTGACATAGTTGCAAAAAATCAGGCTGAGATAGATGCCAGAAGATTTAGAGAGCAGCAGTCCATTACTGACAGAGATGGTATAGCTGGTGCCTATGATTACGTTGCTGAACTAGCAGGTCAGTCAGCCCCACAGATGGCAACTACCTTTGCTGGTGCTGGAGCAGGAGGTGCGATTGGTTTGCTTGGAGGTCCATTGGCTCCACTTACAGTACCAATAGGTGCATTTGTTGGAGGCTTTTTAGCTAATATGCCTTACTTCTATGGTTCCAATCGTGAACGTCAAAAGGAGGCTATTGAAAAAGGTTACAAGGTTGAAATGGATGAAGGAGCTGCTGCTCTTGCTGCTATACCGCAATCAGCGCTGGATTCACTTTTTGCTGCTATTGGTGCTAAATTTTTAAGTACCCCTTTGATGAAACTACAAGGTGGTATTTTAACAAAGGCAACTGTTGGTGCTGGCACAGGAAGTATTATAGAAGCTCCTACAGAGATGGGCCAGACTGTACTTGAACGATACCAAGCTGGTTTACCACTTGATAGCGATGAAGCCATCAAAGAGATTGTTGCTGCTGGTTTAGGTGGTGCCGTACTTGGAGGTTTGTTCGGTGGAGCTGGTGGTGCAGTAGCAGGTATTAGGACACCCAAGGAAACAAAGGAAGTCGAAGAAAAAGAACAAGGTCAAAAGCAAACCTTTACAGTTAACTACACAAATGAAAGCACTGGTAAACCCACCTCTACTAAGGTAGAAGCTGACAATGAACAACAAGCACAAGAGATAGCAAACAAGTCCCTAAAGAAAACAGCAAGGGAAGGTACTATAGTTGTACAAAAGCCAGTTGAACCAGAACCTGCCCCTACCCCTGATCCTGCGGTAGAGCCTAAGCCTACACCTGAGGCTGTGGCAGAAGAGGAGACAACCCCTGAACCAGCACCACAACCTGCCCCTACACCTGAGCCTATTGGAAACAGACGTTTTGAAGACAACGTAGCCGTTGAGGAATCCGATTATATTTTACCTGACATAGAGCTTGACGACATTGCTAGACTTGACGTAGGTCAACTGTCTGACGAAGAACTCCAGAAGTTAATTGATTCGTATAATAAATACGACAACACGGGCGATAGGGTCCGCAACTTGGATTATCTTCAACAATTTGCAGAAGAGTTTAATCGTGATCTTGACTTGTCGGAATCTCAAATACAAGCAGAAATTAATAAGGACAACAAAAAATATAACAGAGAAAGACAACGGATTGCACGAGCCATAAAAGAGCGTGATGCTAGATCTCGTGGAGAAGTTAGCCAATTAAGTGAAGCTGACTTTGATGCGCTTGCTAAAGAAGCGCAGCGCAAACGTAAAAGAAAACCTAAGGTAACACCTGAGCCAGCACCTACCCCTGAGCCTGAGGTAACGGCAGAGGCTTCTGCAACATTTATGCCCAGGAGATTCGTTGGAGAAGGTGCTATAACAGCACCTCCATTCTTTCAGCAATTTTCACCTGATCAATACGAAGATGGTCGATTTATTGATTTGGAAACCAAACAAGATTTAAGTGACCAAACCTTTGAGGGGGGTAGTATACGAATTGAAAAAGGTCGCCCAGTTTTAGAAACTAGTGATAATGCAAGCAATACAATTATTGACAAGAAGGCTTCTGAAGAGGGTTCGCTAGTAAGGACAAATTTATTTAAACAAAAAGCTGGATGGAAATGGACTAAAGCTCCTGACGAAGCACCAAGTACGATAGTTTCAGTAGAACAAGGTTCTAAACATTTTTACACTTTGGATTTTACTAGCTCCAAACCACTTACCCTTAAAACTTATCCCGACAAAAAGAGTGAACCCAGAGGAAGACCCACTACTAGAGGCAAGGTAAAACTTGGTAAGGTTATAGGAGAAATTGATATAAGGGGCAAGAAACACTCAGTTTACGACAAGGTGAGTGTCGGAGAACCAGAGGTAACCGCAGGGGCTACCCCCGCAGGTGGCCAAGGGGAACAGACCGCTTCACAAGCAGAAGCTAGTAGGATACAGAATTTCATCGAGGATACCTTTGGTGAAATAGTCAGTAAGATTGGGACTTCCATAAACGTAAATCCTAACCTTGAACGTGTAGCCAGGTACAATGCAACCACTGGAGTTATTGAAATAAACTCAGCTAAGATTGTAGAGCTACAGTCTGCTGGGCAAATAGACATTGTTGATGACGCTTACATCAAGTCCGTGATGCGTGAGGAGATGATTCACGCAGCAATGTCCAAGGTTATTTTACAAAAAGCCAAGGGAAAAAAAGAGGGCGAAGCCTTTCAGTCCTTTATGTCCAGCTTAGGCAAAAGCCTTACACCAGAACAACGTACAGCTATTGCAGAGGTTTACTCAGGTCTGGAGACAGACGCACAGTTCGGTGCTGAATACAGCCGTGCTGCCATACAACAGTTACTGTACGGTGACGTTACTGAAAGTTTTATTACACAAGGTCCAGCATTTACAAAGCTAAAGAACTTACTTCGTTCTGTTCAGTCCTATCTAGCTAAAACCTTTGGAGCTGATGTTACTACTGATCCAGAGGCAGCAGGTATTATACGTGCTTCTGCGGAGCTTTTACAAGCAGCTGATCCCAATGCTAGGCCGACGAACCAAAAGATTGTTGACCAGTCCCTAGCGTACTCAGTTAGCGTTAATCCTAATGCTGAAGTAACATCACAAGAGGTAGCCGAGTCAGGCAAACCACCTAGTCAAAAGAAACTAAACCTTAACTTTGCACGTAAGTATTTATTTACATTAAGTTCTGTGCTTAACTCGATACACCCTCGACTAAAGAGACTTGTCAGGGATTACTACGGTGCAATACAAGGACGTGTACTTAATTACCAAACAAGGACTGCACCATTCTTTAAAAAATACAGAGGCATTAAAAACGAAAAGGACAAGAGAAGACTTAAGCAGTTACTTCTGTACAGTCCACCTGGTGATCCCGAAGCTGATCCACTCATTCAAGAACAAAATAAATTGCTACGCAAGTACGATATGCTCAATGATTACAATCTTGAGGTGCGTCCAGTGCTTGATGAACTACGAGCTAACCTAGAGGCTGAGGGTGTAGATATTGGTTACTTACCTGAGTATATGCCTCGCAGGATTAAGGATCTTGATAAGGTTAAAAACCGTTCTGGCAACGAACTAAATGAAGCCTTTGAAAATTACATTGACGAGAGAAATAAAAAAATAGAAAAGGCAAGACTTGATGTTTTAGAGGACCAATTAAATGGACGTACACCAACTGAGGCTAACTTAAAATTAGCTGGAGAGGTAGTTATTGAAATTGGTTCCGACAGAACAGCTGCATTCGAAGCACAGCAGTGGGATGTGTTTACAATGGGTACAAAGACTCGTGGTGGTTCAAAGATTCCTGGTAATTTAAAAGAAAGAACTGCATATTTAGATGACGTCATTCCTGATGATTTACTGGATGCTTACGAGGACCCATCGGTGGCAATGGAGAACTACATATTTAATATAGTGTCAGCAACAGAGAATGTTAAATTAGTAGGACGTAGATTCACAACTGAGGGTGACAAGATTAAAGTGCCAGTTGCCAGTGAGCTTGGTAAGTTAATACAAGAGCTTCGTGCTAATGGTGAAATATCTAACGAGAATGCTGACTATACTGTGCCCGACATATTTAGAATGATTCTAACTGCACAGCAGGGTGAAAGGATTTATTTACAAATAGCAAGAACATTTGGATACGGCACACTTCTGGTTGAGTTCACATCAACACTGTCACAGCTTTATGACCTTCCATTTATTATGCTGGACAACGGTGTACTTGGAACAGCTGGAGCTATGTTTGGACAAAGACTCAAGGGTGAGGACTTCGGCATTGACACACAGCAGGTCAGCGCTGAGTTCTCAAGTGACAACAGGGCTTTAGAAAAAGCTGTTAGGCTTGGACTAAAGGCTACTGGGTTTACCAAGTTGGACCAGATAATGAAGGAGACCAACCTTACTGCTAACTACAACCGATACAGAAAACTATCTCGTGGTTACTACAAGGACCGCAACTCTTCTAACTCCAAAAAGTTTGTGGCTGAGTTAACAGCTATGGGTTACAGTGAACAAGAGCAGGTAAAACTTATTGCTGACCTTAAGGAGGGTAACAGAAACTCAGCCTACATACGTAGTCTACTGTTCAACAAACTGGCTGAGACACAACCTTTGACACAGGCTGAAATGGCTCTAGGTATTGTTAACAATCCCAACCTAAGGTTGTTTGTAGCTATGAAGTCCTTTATGATTAAGCAACTTAACTTTGTTAAGGATCGTATGTTAGTAAATATGGCTAGAGGAACTAAAGCTCAAAGAATAAAAGCATCCAAGGATCTAGCATTGTTACTTACATTTATGGTTATGGCTGGATTTCCAGTGGACGCACTCAAGGACTTTCTTGCTGGAAGGATTGGGTATATGAGTGACTATCTTTTCAATGGCATCTTCCGCATAGCTGGAGTCAGCAGATATACTGCTTTTCAAATCCGTAAAGAAGGTGCTGGAGAGGCCTTGCTTGACTTTACTTTACCAGTAGCCGTGCAACAGTTTACCGACATACTTGGTGAAGTTGGTCGTGTCACAAGTGGAGAGAGGGCAATTACTGAAAGTAAGTTTGTTACCCTGCTACCATTCTCTGATGTTATTAATAGGATATTTGGATTCCGAAAGGAGAGAGAGCGCAGAGAGTATATGAGAAGGGCACGTGAAGGAGAACGTCCGTTCTTAGTTCCTCCTGGTGCTATATAAAAAGCCCCACCCCCAATCAACTAAGGGTGAGGCTACCTTACCACTGAGGAATCAAATAGGAGAACTACACTGCTAAAACTCCCGCTGTGGATTACTCCGTCAGCTTACCTCAAAGTTATTATACATTGTAGGATTCAACTAGATTCTTGAGTTGACGCTTCTCAGCTTGTAGTTCCTTACGTTGTTCCATCATACGATCAATCTTATAGGATAGAACCCTGGATTCTTGGCGTATCATCTCGATCTTTGTTTGAACCCTCTCAAGGTTGTATTGTAAGTCTTTGTCTGTCATAGTTTCATACTGGTTTATTTTTTACTGATGTCAATTTTTATTGCATCCTTATTCCAAAGATAGCCTACTAATTTAGTAACCATACCCCTGCCTCCAAAGTCAGTTGTGTGAGGCATACCACGCTTTTCAATCCCGAAGTCATAGTCAGCCTTTTTCATCTTGGTTATGTTCCATACGTATATGGTATCCTTGTACACTGTTACATAAATAAATTGTTTCTTTACTGACTCTGCTATGCCTATGTTGGTGTCAATCTTCATCACCTCAATCACCCAGGGGTCATAAGCCTTACGGCGTACCTTTATCTCAATTAGGTACACATCACTCTCAAAGTCAAAGGGACTACTTCTGTCAATGGCTGGCCGTAGCTCTGGCATATCGGGGTAAGCGTCCATTAGTGCGTGAGCTACTTCTATTTCTTTCATTATAAAAACCTCCCTATGCAGTGATAAAATTTAAAGAAGTCCTCGACTCCTCTCTCCCCTTCTCTGTTCTTGGCTAACTTGTATATTAAATTTGTATAAGGTCCATTGTAGTCCTTGTCCTTGCTGGACTCAACGTCACCGCCTGATGGGTACATTACTAGCACAACGTCAGCATCATTCTCAATATCGCCTGAGTCCTTGAGGTCATACACATCCAAAGCTCCACGCTTTGCACCTTCTCTGTTAACCTGAGCCAGCAGTATCACAGCTATGTTAAGCTCCAGTGCCATTTGTTTGATGCGGTGAGAGATGTTGGCTATGCCCTCATTCTTGCTCATCTTGTTTGAGTTAAATGGTATCAGTTGTAGGTAGTCAATGACCACTAGCTTTACGCCCTTCTTGTTAACGTACCTACGAGTCTGGCTGAAGAGGTCATCAGCACCACGCACTGAGTGCGCCGTGTGGATTGGTAGATTCTCAATCTCCTTTGCTGTGTCCTTGACACGCTGTACTTGTGCATCTGAAGCTGTTTTTTCTTCAACAGTACGCAGGTTTACGCCTGACATA